CTTGAGCGCTATCGCAGAGACTTAGAAGAGCTAGAGTATCGTTATCAAAAACAGCAAGAAGAAATAGATAACTTAACAAAAGCTGAAAAAGAAGCTATAATAAGAGAGTTCGAAGAAAACAAATCTTTGATTATTGAAAGATTTGAAGAAGCTTATGGATTGAGGTATGTTGAGTAGCCTATTATTTATCTTTACCACTCTGGCTGTCGCTGACGATCCAGATTTTACTATTGTCTCCATTGGACAACCAGCACCATTTGAGGGTGTCCTGCTCAGTGCTCCAGCAGCAGCAGAGGTGTTAGCCGAGCACGAAGCACAAAAGCTGAGATGTGAACTTGAAATAGAGTTTCAAGTAGATAAGACAAAAACTGAATGTCAGCTAAACATTGATTTGCTTAATACGAGAATAGAAAGTTTAAATACTGAATACACTGAAGTTGTAGCCCAAAAGGATTTGGAGATTACTGAACTAAAAGATAAACTCAAAAAGCAGTCCCCACAATACAAATGGTTCTGGTTTGCTGGTGGGATTGTTTTGGGCGGAACAACATACTACGCTATTGACAGGGCTCTACAATGAACAAAGATCCAGATTACATCGTAAGAGTAGAACAAGCTATCTCCCAGAAGTATGGAGAGGAAACAATCCAAAATCCAAAAGCCGATTGGGATGAAGAAAAAGAAAAAGTTTATCTACAACAAATGCAAGAGCTTTATAAAAAACAAAAGAAAAATGATGAAGCTAATGACAAAGTAGAACTTAATGGCATAAAGGTTTCTAAAAAACTACTTAATAGAGAATCCAAGACAGGATGTTCTGTATGTGGCGCTTTTTCTAATAGTACCCGAGACGATGTATCATTTGTAAAGTTTGATTGCTGCTATAAATGCTACATTAAATGGGTAGAGTGTAGAGAAGATCGCTGGAGAGAAGGTTGGAGACCAAATGAAAGCTGAAGAACTAAGAGAAATCATTCGAGAAGTTATAAAAGAAAAAGAAGATCAAATCAATGAAGGTCACGGTATGATGGTGCAAGGCATTGATGATGACGACCATGAAGTCGAAATGGCTCTATCCGATCTTCAAAAGCTAGAGAAGTATGCTCCAGAAGTAGCCCAGATGGCTGCACAATACTCCAACCTACCAGGATGGGTTCAATCAAAAATAACTCTTGCTGCTGACTATTTAGGGAAAGTTTACCACTATTTAGATGGCAAGCACAATAAAGGAATAGAATAATGGCTACAGTTTACGAAATTGTTCAAGCTATCTCACAAGCCGCCGCTAACGCTTATGATGGCGCACACGATGCAGAAGGCAAGATGGTAGAGATTGGACTACAAAGAGAAGAGGGCAACCCCCTAATAGACAAGCGAGTAATGGACGGCTTTGGTGTAAGATTCCATGGCAACATTATGCGCCTTTCTTATCAATCTGAAGTTCAACTAAAGGAAGTTTATGCCAATGGTTTTGAATCTGACATTGAGCAACGCATGGCAGACATTATTACTTTCTTAAAGAAAGAAGCTCGTAAGCTTGGTGCCGGTTCTGTTTCACTTACTCCTGAAGGAGAGATTGACATTCGTGTAGAAAACTCTTCCCGTGTTCGTTCATGGGTTACTGCTTGTATGGATTATAAAATCGGTGGTATGGAAGAGGTTGCAGTTGTTGGAGAAGCAACTGAAGATAGACTAGCTGCTGACTGGCAAAACTTTTTATCCCAGGGTGGTCTAGGTACTCGTCCAAAAAATGATAAAAGACCTAAAGGGTCAGAGGAAAAATAAAAATGAAAATCACCAAGACAAGATTAAAAGAAATAATCAAAGAAGAGTTAGAAAGAGAACTAAAAGAAAATCTATCTACAGCAGAGCAAGAAAGACGAAGAGAACTAAAACTTAGTTTAAAAGATGACAGAGCATTTGTAAGACAAATGGTTCAAGATTTGAACACAACCGAAACTGGAGAAATTAGGGGAAAAGACAAAGAAAGATTTGAAGCCGCCTGCAAGCGTCTAGAAGATTCAGGAATAACTAAGTATAAAAATTATTTTAATTGCATGGACATGATACTCCCTATGGGGAGCCGATACGAAAGATTAAAAGAAGCAATCAAAGAAGAGTTAGACCTACTCGCGGGATGCTAGACAACCCAGGACTATAAAAAGATTGATGAATGCCACGATTAACAAAAAAACAAATACTCAAAGAAGTTGTTAAAAGTGGCAAAGATCCGTCTTATTTTCTAAAAAACTATGCCCGTATTTCACACCCGATTCAAGGGCTAACTTTATTTAAAACTTACGATTATCAGGACGAGTTACTTAATGACTTCAATGATTATCGTTTTAACATTATAAACAAAGGTCGCCAGCTAGGTATCTCCACGATTACCGCTGGCTACATTGTTTGGCTAATGCTATTTCATCGAGATAAGTCTATCTTGGTTATGGCTACCAAGTTTGAAACCGCAGGTAACTTGGTGCGAAAAGTCAAAAACATTATGAAGAACCTTCCTGATTGGATCAGGATAGCTAAAATCACCACAGATAACAGAACTTCTTTCGAGTTATCTAATGGTTCTTCAATCAAAGCTGCTTCAACATCCGGTGATGCTGGTCGTTCAGAAGCCCTATCTCTCCTTGTTTTAGACGAGGCTGCACACATTGATGGTTTAGAAGACCTATGGACAGGTCTTTATCCCACTCTATCCACAGGTGGTAGGTGCATAGCTATCTCTACTCCTAATGGTGTCGGCAACTGGTTTCACAAAACTTGCACTGCTGCCGAGAGTGGAGAAAACAATTTCCATCTAACCACGTTGATGTGGTGGGTCCATCCAGATAGAGATGAAGATTGGTTTAAAAAAGAAACCCGCAACATGTCCAGGCGACAGATTGCTCAAGAGCTTGAATGTAACTTCAATACCTCTGGTGATACTGTTATTGATCCTGAGAACATGGAGTGGTTACTATCAAATGTAAAAGAACCAAAATACAAGACTGGTTTTGACAGAAACTTTTGGCTTTGGGAGGAATACGATCCAAGCTGCACCTATCTAATGTCTGTTGATGTTGCAAGAGGTGATGGTGCTGATAGCTCAACATTTCACATCTTAAAGCTTGAGACAATGGAGATAATCGGAGAATACCAAGGAAAACCAACAGCCGATCTCTATGCCAACATGTTAAATCAAGTTGGAAGAGAGTTTGGTAATGCTATGATCGTAGTAGAGAACAACTCTATTGGTTGGACTGTTTTAGATAAGCTAATAGAGTATGAGTATCCAAATGTCTATCACTCAATCAAATCTACACACGAGTATGTTGAGCAACATTTAGCAGAACAAAGATCTGGTTCGGTTCCAGGGTTCTCTACTACATCGAAGACGAGACCCTTGATAGTTGCCAAACTAGAAGAGTTTATTAGAAATAAACTAATTAAGTCGTATTCTTCTCGTTTGGCAAATGAGTTTAGAACTTTCATTTGGTTTAACGGGAAGCCACAAGCAATGAGAGGCTACAATGATGATCTGATTATGGCTTTGGCTATTTGCTGTTGGGTTAGAGACACAGCCCTACAGGTAAACTCAAGAGAGCTAAACTATCAAAGAGCCTTTGTTGAATCTATTATGACTTCTAGAACAATCATGAATACAAAAATAAAAGGTCAGATAGGCTATACAAATGAAGAGCAAAGTCGTAAAATAGCTGAAGCACAAAAGTTGTATTCCGAATACATGTGGATCATTAAGTGAGGAAATAAATGGCATCGCGTAATCCAAAACAAGGCAGAAACCCAGCAAATAGAGAATCTCAGTTATTCAGGGCTCTCACCCGCCTGTTCTCTGGACCAATAATCAACTATCGTTCTGAGTCTGGAAGAAAGATTCGCAGACAACATCTTGACAAATACGCAACAAGATTTAAAACAGCATCAGGGCAACAGTTCAAAAAACAAAGTTACAACCCTCTAGATAACATAGCTGCCAACGCTATAGCTAATCAGCGCCGCTCCGAGAGATACATTGATTTTGATCAAATGGAGTACATGCCAGAAATAGCTTCTTCTCTAGACATCTACGCAGATGAAATGACAACTTTTTCTGCTCTCTCTCCAATGTTGAACATTAGATGTCGCAATGATGAGATCAAGGCAGTTCTAAACATCCTATACCATAACATCATGAACATTGACCACAATCTTTTTGGTTGGTGCAGAACGATGTGTAAGTATGGAGATTTTATTCTCTATCTAGACATAGACGACGAAGTTGGGATAAAATCAACAATAGCTCTTCCTTTACAAGAAGTTGAAAGGCTTGAGGGCTTAGATTCAACTAATCCAAACTACATCCAATACCAATGGAACTCTGCTGGGATGACTTTTGAAAACTGGCAGGTTGCACACTTCCGTATTCTTGGAAATGATAAATACTCCCCATACGGAACTTCTGTTCTTGAGCCTTCCCGTAGAATCTGGAGACAACTAACGCTTATGGAAGACGCCATGATGGCGTATCGTATTGTTCGTTCATCTGAGAGAAAAGTTTTTAAGATTGATGTTGGTGCTATTCCTCCACAAGAAGTTGAGCAATACATGCAAAAAATCGTTTCTCAGTTAAAGAGACACACGATTGTTGACAAAGACACTGGAAGGATTGATCTTCGTTACAACCCTCTATCAATCGAAGAGGACTATTACATCCCTGTCCGTGCCGGTTCTGTAACCGACATTCAAAACCTTGGCGCTGGACAAAATGTTACCGCTATAGACGACATTAAGTATCTTCGTGACAAGCTGTTCTCTGCACTTAAGATTCCACAATCTTATCTAACAATGGGCGAGGGTGCAACAGAAGATAAGACCACACTAGCAACTAAAGACATTCGTTTTGCTAGAACAATCCAGCGCCTACAAAGATCTGTTATTCACGAGCTTGAGAAAGTTGGCATTATCCATCTCTATACTCTTGGTTATAGAGGTGATGATCTTTTAAACTTCAAGCTATCTCTTAACAATCCATCTAAGATTGCAGAACTACAAGAACTTGAGCATTGGAAAACAAAGTTTGACATTGCTGCTTCCGCTACAGAAGGATTCTTCTCCAGACGCTGGGTTGCTGATAACATCTTTGGCATGTCTCATGAAGAGTTCTTGCGTTGTCAGCGCGAACAGTTCTATGACCGCAAACACGACTCTCTACTAGAAAGTGTTGCCGAGGCTGCTGCTGGTGGTGAAGCTCCTCCTGGTGGTGGCGAAGCCCTAGCTGGCTTAGACTTGGGTGGCGAAGGCGAACTCGAAGTAGGTGGTGAAGGCGAGCTTGAAGTTGGTGGTGAAGAAGCCGGGGAAGAAGAAGAGGGTGCCCTATTGGCAGCACCTCCAGGGTCACGCCAATCTCCTCGTCTAACTCCATCTCTAGATAAACGAGCCAGGAAGGGCAAGAAGTATCTAACCCCTGGTGCGAAGGGCAAAGTATACCAAAAAGTAGCGGTAGATAAGAGACCTGATGGGGCTAGAACCAGGAACTATTCTAGCATTCCAACACCGGAAACAAACACTTTTAGAACCAATAATCTAGGCGCTTCAGAGCTAAGGTCTCTATCAAGAGGAATTTACGAAGAACAAGAGCCTATTTACTTGCAGGATTTGCAAGAAGAGAAAGCCCTTCTTGATAGAAACAACTCAATAAAACTATTAGTAGAAAACCTAGAAAATAAAACGGATTTAAACAATGAAGAATAAGCATAATAAAAAAAGAAACACAGCTTTTGTTTTTGAAGCTTTAGCAAGAGAAGCCACTGTCGCTATCATCAAGAACGATGAAGACAGAAAAGAAAAGGTTGTCTCCATTGTTCGTAAACACTTTGCTGGAGATTCTCTACTAAAAAGAGACCTAGAGTGTTATCGTTCCCTATACGAGAATCAAGATCTTTCCGAAGAGATGGGCAAAAAGATTCTTGAAGCTGTAAAAGTCAGCAAGCGTCTTATAGATCCACAGGCTTTATTCAAGCAACAAACTGCCCTCATTAAAGACATTAACCAGGATCTATCTCCAGATACATTTAACAACTTTGTTCCAAACTACAAATCTCTTGCAACTATTGCCAAGATGTTTAACACTGCTTCCCCAAAAGAATCTATTATTCTAGAGGGTAGAATCCTTGAAGGCATGGAAAGCAAAAATGAAGAAATGAACATGGAGCCTATTGATACCCTAACCTTTAATACTTTTACAAAAAAGTTTAATGAAAAGTATGGCTCCTCTTTAATCCGAGAACAAAAAGAACTTCTAAATCACTACATCTCTTCTTTTTCTAATGATGATCTAGAGTTAAAGATCTTTTTAAATAGAGAAATAGGAAGACTCAAGGAAGCCCTCGATGGTGCATCCAACATAGAAGAAATCTCTTCAGACCCAGAAATGCTTAACAAAACCAATCAGGTTAAGAAAAAGCTCCAGGGTCTTTCAGCCAATACTACTCTAACAGAAAGCTCTTTGTTTACTATTCTTAAAACACAAGAGCTTGTAAAGGAAATCTATTCTAATGGCAGTCAAGATTAAAATCGTCCCGATTCCCCAGCCCCTCAAGGTTACTATTAAGCCAAAGACTCCTCCTCCTACAGTAACCTTGGAGTTGAATATTCGTAAGTCTATCAGTGGAGACTTAATGATCTTTGATCATGGTGACATCGACATTGTGCTTTCAGGTAGAGATAAAAAAGTAACCGCCTTCCCTAAGCAAACAATGACCGACTTTACCTATGGAGCACAAAACAGATTGTTTAATCATCTTGCTCGTAAAGGTATTGTTGTACCCGAATCTATTCAAGGGGCTTCTTTTTATGGTGCTATGGAGGCTACTCTTCAAGAATCTGCTGATGGCAAACTAAAC